CAGAATTTTCTGCAATGTTTACAACAGAAAATCTTCCGGAAGGAAACAATCTTTATTATACTAGCGCGCGCGTAGATAGTGATATTTTATCATTAGTAGATGCACCGTATATTCAATCACAACAAGCAGTATTAGCTAATATTGCTGACCGTAATGCGGATGCTTTTGGTGGTGCTGGGGTAACAGTCACTGGGGATATTATCCCAGATGGCGATACTTTATATAATTTGGGTTCACCCGATAGAAAATTTGCTAGTTTATATGTCGCTGGCGAAACAATTTATATTGGTAATTTGTCAATTTCCGATGCTACGGGCGAATTTATAGTTAAATCCGTAGATTCGGCTGGTACCGAAACAACTATTTTAAAACAAGAAACGGGCGCAATTTATCTTAAAGATTTTGTCATAGTTGATTCTGGTGAACAACTATTCTTGCGGAAATTAGATAGTGATAATGGACCAACAACAGATTTTGCAGATCTTGCGGTTGGGACTGCCACACTTGCCGGTGCTCTAAGAGGCCCAAGTCAATTTGTAATTGATCCATATCCCTATGCCGTTGATTCGGGCGAAGTTATTATTCGTGGGAATTTACGAGTTGAAGGCACAACCACTACTATTAATTCGACTAATTTAAGTGTTAATGATAAACTAATTATAATTGCTGATAGCTCACCAGATGCAATTTCTGCAGATGGCGCTGGATTTTTAATTGATGGTGCAGGTGCATCTTTAACATATAATGCAAGCTTAGACAAATTTATATTTAATAAAGGTGTTGTTGCGCCAACCTTTACTGGGCAATATGTAGGATTTGATTCGGATTTTGATTCTGCACTAAGCACTAAATCAACTACTGATCTTGCTGAAGGCGATAATCTTTATTATACCGCGGGTCGTGTAGATAGTGATATTTTATCACTGGTTGATGCTACATATATTAGAGCACGTCAAGCTGATATCTTCAGAGACTCCGCATTTATTTTAAATGTAATTGATTCTGATTTTGTTAATTCGAAGGTTGCTATTCCTTCTGGATCGACCACTACTTTAGGTGCTCCGGTTGATGGAAGCATAAATGATGGCGCATTTACTGGTTTTGATATTACTAAACCAGTAGTTGAAGCAATTGATCATTTAAATGAAGCTTTAAACAATGTGCGAAATAATACATTTGTAAGATCTGTATCATTTACTGGTTCGCCAACAGCCGGCGGCGCCGGAACAAATGTTACCTTAAATTTAAATGTTGACGGAACACCAAACAGATATGATGTTTATTGGGGCGACGGATCAGTTGATTCTGCTACTAGCGATGCTACACCATCACATGTCTATTCAACAAATGTGGGTTCTCCATATACGGTAACAGTTAGAGCATATAATAACGGTGGATATGGCTCTGGTATGGAAGCATCTTCAACGTTAGAAGACTATATTATTATCTATACTGCCGATCCATCAGTTGCATTTAGATTATATAAGGATGCTGTTGGTGGGTCTCCGTTAAGTGGCAATAATTTATATGTCATTGAAGGCGGTTCACTATATCTTGAAAATATTACAACCAATACTACAAGCGCTGATGTTACCTATACTATGAATTGGGCAGATGGCAATGTAGATACTATTGCATCTGACATTGCAGATGGTGGCGTAAATGGTAATAGGTTGCTACATCAATGGCAAGCTGGTAGTAATAGTGGAAGCGCTTTAGATGCTTTAACATTAACATTAACTTCACATACTACCGCATTGCCGTCATCTATTCCAACATCTGGCGCAATATCATTAAAAGTATATGATGATAATCCAGCTAGCCCACAGACATTAGCAAATAAAACTATTGCTTTGAATGGACAGGACGCAAAACTTGCTGCTAACGTTACAAATAATACAAGCACTACTACAATTACGGCTGGCGCAAATATAGAGCGATTTATATCTTCTAATGCCACAACAACAACAACTTCTACTTTTGCTTATAATAATAAATCTGGATATTTGGTTGCATATATTAACGATGCATCAGATGGTGGCGCTGATATGTCGGCCCCAATTAATAATGCTGATAACGGGGCATTGGTAATTACTGATTCAAGTGATTTTAATTTATTGTCAAGTACTGGATCTCCGATTTCTTTTAATTCTAGTATATATTATCCAAAACTATTTGATGGGTTTATAGCAAGAATTACTAAACCAGTTGCTGATTTGCCAACCGGTATTAATAATATGTTTATTAAACACGAAGGTGTTGGTCAAACAAATACCGTTACATTAGTAAAAGATGATTTAACAGTAGCGCCATCAATTTCTACGGTCGGTAATATTACCGAAACTGCAGCCGGGACATTAAAATATATTTCCGGAATTCCTTATTATACAACTAATGCTACCCTTGCTTTAAGCGGTACAGCAATTTCTAATCTTATTGGTCAAACATATACTGATCTTTCTGACGTAGTTAGTATTACTTCTGGTACAAATTTAGAAGGAACATCTAATTCTGTTATATCAACACAAAACTATAATTATTCTGGAATTGATGGCGCAGTAACAATGTTAAGTGGAGGTGTACCAATTAAAGAAACCGGTGTTGCTTCTCCATATTCAATTGGTTCATTAAGCTTTACGGTTGGCCCAAATAATGTCCGTGCAGTTGAAACTTTAAAAATAAGAGCACGTAATATTAATGGGACTAGCTCTTATAGCAATTTAACCGAAAATATTCAAGTATATTCTGGGTCAATATCTGGTATTGATGAAACAAATCTTTCAGTTGGTGCAATTGGTGGAACATATAGCGATAATGCAATAAGAATTTTTGATTTTTCAAGTGCAACTACTGATACCCCAACGATTCCAACAGCTACAAATTTCTATACAAATAATACATATTCACAAAACGCTGATCCTGGTGTTGCGGGTACATTAGAAGCAACAGTCAGGTGGGGTAACATTACTAATAATGCAGTAGACTACTCCACATATCTGCCGGCTGGACCGGATAGATCTAATGATACCGGCGATCAATATTTTACATTTGCATTCAGACGAACCGCAATATCAAATTTTAATATAAATATTAATGCTAGTAATGGTATTAGTGGGCTTTATATTGCGGCGCCAGGCACACAAATAGATAATACCTCAACAATTAATGGATGGCTAGATGCTAGCACTTCATATGAGGGTGCCGGAATTCCGGGAGCGGGAGCGGGCGGTAATGGGGCTAATGGTTGTACTGTCGGCACATTACCTCCAATTAATGGTACTGCTATTACTAATGGAGTATTTACCACTACATTAGGAACTGAAAGTTTAACTAATGCTACAAATAATGTTGCATTGGTTAGAATCAAATTATCAAGCGGTCAAACCATATCTTCATTAAGCATATCGTAACAGGAAAAAATAAATGGCAATTTCTGACAATCAAAAAGTCGATTTTCTTTGGAAGAAGGTTGGATATGGCGTAGCCAAAACCGATCAAAATAGTATTAAAGCCGCTCCCAATGAAGCACTTTCATCACCTATGTTAATTAGAGGTGATCAAATTTGGGCGTATTCAGAGTTAATTCCCCAAGTGTTTCCGGCAGATACAACATTATATGTAGAAATATATGATGATAGCGCTAATGGCGAAAGTGCTGTTGAAGCCGTTGAGGATAATACCTCTACCGCTAATAGAACCTGGAAAACAAATTTAGAAAACTGGATCCCGGTTGAATTTGGGGCGGCTTATCAAGTAAAAGTATATGCTGCTCCATCCGGAACATCCAACCCACAAACAAGCGGAACTCGATTATTTGCCGCCGGCTCCGGTAATAATGATGAATGGTTTTTTGATTATAAGGCTGGTATTTTAAATTTTATTGGCAGCAATCTTCCGACTTCAGTAAATGGTACAAATGTTATATACATTTGTGGCGGCCGATATATTGGCCCAACTGGTAGAATAGGATTAGTCGGAGATGGGCTAGATTCCGCAGAGGTTGAAAATAGTGTAAGCGGACTTTTGGTTGGAACATCAGAAGATTTAACAACAACTACTATTAATCAAGTTGTTGATACGTTCAATAAAACCGAATATAGAACAGCAAAATATATTGTTCAAATTGAACATGACGACAATGCCAAATATCATTCTACGGAATTACTTCTTACTCATAATAATACAGAAGTATATTTTACGGAATATGCTTCCGTAACAACTGACTCGGACTTAGGGTTATTTTCGGCATCTCTTGTTGGAAATAATGTAAGTCTTTTATTTACACCACATTATACAAACACTAGTATAAAATCTAGAAGAATTAATATAAATTCTTAAATTTTGAAAGAAGAATTTATATAAATAACCATATAATCATGGAACGCCAAAGGAGCGCGCACTAGATGGCTGTCAATCAAAATTTCAAGGTAAAAAAAGGCCTTGAGGTTCAAGACTCTGCAATAATAGGTGGGGGATTAACTGTAAATGGAATTTCATATCCTAATATTGACGGTCTTTTTAATGATGTCATCAAAACTGATGGTAGTGGCAATCTTGTTTTTGGTAAGTTGAGCATCAATGACTTATCTGATGTAAATCTTCTAAGCTTAAAAGACGGCGGCCTGCTAATTTACGATTCTGATCAAAGTAAATGGGTTGCTAATACAGAACTTAACAATAATTCTCAACGTATTAACGGAGGCCAATACTAATGGCAGCAATATTAATTAAACGTTCCACGGGTGTTGCGGCGCCATCTAGTTTGAAAACTGGTGAACTCGCATACTCATACGGGACAGGAACCC